CTGACGTCAAGCCGTCCCAGGTCGTCACCCGACTGCCCGTCGGCCCCGGCCCGGATGAATCCGCCATCGGTTCCGCCGGCCGCGTAGAAGCCGGTGTTTTGGCTGAAATTGGCTCATTATCGAACTCCGATTCTCGATTAGGCCTGGTAGAGATCGCGATCGCCCTGGCGCGCGTGCTCGATTCCCCGCTGGCCATCGCCCAGCATCCGAGCGCTGCGCACCGGCTCTCGGAAACGCTCGACAAGATTCGCAAAGGCGCTGATGGGCGCACTGGTCGGCTGGCCGCGGTTCGGCAGATGACGCGCAACTCCAAGGCCACCGGTTGATCCTGGGCGCCGAGACGCCGCGGATCTTCACCCCACCGCGCCGCGCGCTGACTCCGGAGACCTCGCACGGCTTCGCCGCGATTGCCTTCGCCGAGGAGATGCTCGGCGTTCGGCTCTTTCCCTGGCAGAAGTGGCTCCTGATCCACGCGCTCGAACTCAACGCTGACGGTTCCTACCGTTTCCGTTTTGTGGTTGTGGAAGTGGCACGTCAAAACGGCAAGACCATGTTGATGCTGGTCCTGGCCCTATGGCACATCTACGCACTCGATTCTCCAACCGTCATCGGTACCGCCCAGGATCTCGCCAACGCCGACAAGGCCTGGGGCGAAGCCGTCGAATGGGCGCAGTCCGATGAGGAACTGTCCGAACTGATCGAGAAGGTTAACCTCGGGCATCCGAAGTTCCTCAAACTCGTCAGCGGCTGCCAGTACCGGGTGGCATCGGCGTCCCGCAAGGGTGGCCGCGGCTTCTCCGGCGACCTGGTGCTGCTCGACGAGCTGCGCGAGCATCAGAGCTGGGACTCCTGGTCCGCGGTCACCAACACGATGAACGCCCGCCCAAAGGCGCAGGCCTGGGCACTAACTAACGCCGGCGACGCGCTGAGTGTCGTTCTCCGCTATCTCCGCGCCCAGGCGCACCGCGAACTGGGCTGGCCCGACGGCGACGCTGACGCTGACATCCTCGAAGCGGTCGACGAGGAGATGGAAGCCTATCTAGCCGAGACCGACGACCAGGTGCTCGGATGGTTCGAGTGGTCGGCGCATCCGGATGCCAAGCGCACTGACCGCGAGGCGTGGGCGCAAGCAAATCCGTCGATGAACCACACCGACGTCGTCGAGAACTGCGTCACCGAACGCGCCATCGCCGCAGCTCTACGCACTAATCCTCCGTCGCAGTTCGAGATCGAGGTGCTCTGCCGCTGGATGACGATGGCCGAAGCCGGACCATTCCCCGAAGGTTCCTGGCGCGAGACCGTCGACAACAGCGCCGTACCCGATCCCGACTCGCCGCGGATGCTCTGCCTGGCGCTGTCGTGGAATCGCTCGCGCTGCTACATCGCCCGCGCCGCGCGTGACAGCGACGGAACACCGGTCGTCGGCATCGCCGCTGATCGTCCCGGAACTGACTGGGTCATTCCCTGGCTCATCGAGCACCGCACCACCTACAGCGGAATCGTGATCCAGTCCAACGGCGCCCCGGAGACCTCACTCATCGACGACATCAACCAAGCCGTGGAGTCTTCCGGGGTGCCGGCGAACCTGCCGATCATCACCTGGTCCGGCCCCGATCTCGGCTCGGCCACCGGCGTCATGTTCGACCTGCTCGAAAAGCGCACACTGCGGCACCTGTCCCACCCGGGCCTGGACTCCGCGGCGACCTCGGCCGCCGTGCGCGTCCTATCTCAAGGCGCGTGGGTCATCGACCTGGCCGCCAGCCCCACCGACGCCGCACCACTGAAGGCGGCCATCGGCGCAGTCTGGGCGACCAGCACCGCCGCCCCGCCGCGGCGATCGGCCTACGAGGAAGAGGACTTGCTCGTTGTTTAACCGACGCCAGCGCCCCACCGCGCTCAACCGCAGCGTCCTGATCAGCCTGACGTCCGGCAACGCGCTATCCGGCGTGTGCACCTACGACGGGCGCGAAGCCTTGGTGCTGCGCGGCGTCACTGTCCACGAACCGTCATCCGAACCGACACCCGCCGACGGCGAGGTGCTCGTCGACCGAATCAATGTCGACTTCATTCAACTTCTTTGAGAGGCGGTGCTGATGGCTTTCGTAGCCACCGCCGGCTCGGTGCAGCGTCTGTCCCGGCAGAACATCACCGGGCCGTCGCGGATCATGCTGTCCTCGACCTATGCCGCTGACTACGCCGAGATCTGGAAGACCCAGGAGTCGGTCCGCACCGTCGTCTCATTCCTGGCGCGCAACGTCGCCCAGCTCGGACTGCACTTCTATGAGCGGGTCGGCGACACCGACCGGCAACGCCTACACGATCATCCGATCGCCGCACTGCTACGCAGGCCGAACGGATTCACGTCGCGCTACCGGTTCATCAACGCGCTGATCCATGACTTCTGCATCTACGACAACGCCTACTGGCTCAAGACCAACGACAACGGCGCCGTCGGCCTAGTCCGCATCCCGCCGACGCGCATCACCCCGCACGGCGATGACTGGCTGACCCCGTCGGCGTTCAAGGTCTCCGGAACCGCTGGCACCCAGATCTATCCGGCCGATCAGATCGTCTACTTCCGCGGCTACAGCGTCGAGCAGGACGCCGGCGTCTCCCCGCTGGAATCGCTGCGCCGCAGCCTGCGCGAAGAGTGGTCAAGCTCGGAGATGCGCGAGCAGATCATGCGCAATGGAGCCCGGATGTCGGGCTACCTTGAACGTCCCGCCGATGCCCCGGCGTGGAGCGAGACGGCCCGCGATCGGTTCCGCCGCCAGTGGCAGTCGCAGTATTCAGGCAACGGCCCCGGCGCCGGCGGAACGCCGATCCTCGAAGACGGAATGCGCTTCACCGCCGTATCTCAGACGGCGAAAGACCTGCAGTACATCGAAGGACGCAAGCTCACGCGCGAGGAAGTCGCCGCCGCCTACTTCGTCCCGCCTCCCATGGTCGGGATCCTCGAAAACGCCACGTTCTCGAACATCACCGAACAGCACAAGATGCTCTACACCGACACCCTCGGCCCGATCCTGACCATGGTGCAGGAAGAGATCGAGCTGCAGCTGATCCCCGACTTCGAGCCGGCACCGGATCGCTTCTACGTCGAATTCAACTTGCGCGAGAAGCTGACCGGATCGTTCGAGGAACGCGCCGACGCCATCCAGAAGGCTGTTGGCGCCCCGACGATGACGGTCAATGAAGCCCGCGCCCTGGACAACCGGCCGCCGATCGACGGCGGCGACGTGCTCATCGTTCCGCTCAATGTCACCCAGAACGGTGACCAGAACCCGATCCCGGCCGCCCCGCCGACTCCGGCTGACCCTGCGGCGCCGTGATCACAGTCGTTCTCGGCCCGCCGTGTTCCGGTAAATCGACCTACGTCGCAGAAACGGCCAAGCCTGGCGACGTGATCATCGACTACGACGTCCTGGCTCAAGCGTTTGGATCACCGACAGCTCACGATGCGCCCAAGGCCATCGGCGATGTCACATTCCCGGCAAGGACATCGGCGATCAACCAAGTGATTAAAGGCGTCGAGGCTGATGCCTGGATCATTCACACCAGCCCGCAGCCCGATCAGCTTGAGCGGTACCGGCAAGCTGGCGCGGTATTTAAGACGATCGACCCGGGCAAAGACGTTTGCCTGGAACGCGCAGCCGCCGATGGACGGCCTGAGCGCACGATAGCGGCAATTGAGCGGTGGTACGCCGACGCTGCTGAATCAAAAGGGAGGTTCGGCACCATGCTGACCAAAAACATCTCCACCATCGAGGTGAAGGCAGGCCCCGAAGATGGCCTCATGGAAGGCCAGTTCGTCGCCTACGCCAGCGTCTTCGGGAACGTCGATTCCACCGGCGACGTCGTCGTCAAGGGCGCCTTCGCCAACACGCTCAACGAGTGGGCCGCCTCGGGCAAGCCGATCCCGCTGCTGTTCGGTCATGAGATGAACGACCCGGACTACAACATCGGCCACGTCATCGAGGCCGTCGAGGACAACACCGGTCTGCTGGTCAAGTGCCAGCTTGATCTGGAGAACCCAAAGGCTAAGCAGGTTTACCGGCTCATCAAGGGACGCCGCATCGACCAGATGAGCTTCGCCTACGACGTCGTCGAGAAGGTCGAGACCTACATCGAAGGCGACGTCGAGGTCTCCCAGATCCTCGAAGTCAAGCTGTACGAGGTCTCCGTCGTCACCCTCGGTGCCAATCAGGAGACCGAGATCCTGGCCGTCAAGCGGGCCG